TCATGGACCAGCCGGCCCCGGCGATCGTGCACCGCGACATGGAAGGCGACGCGGCTGTCACTGGCTTCGACGCCGGAGATGGTCACGACGCGGTCGTCGTCCAGCGTCCAGTGACGGGCAGTCTCGTTGTCGAGCAGTTCCGCCTTCCAGTCCGCCGCCCGCTCCGTGAGCGGGCGGCGCGAGGCGCCGAGCAGGCTGGCCGGCGCCGACTTCATCGCCCGCCTCCCTACGCCAGCGTGCCGGCGCCGAGCTGCACCGCGCCCTCCGCGCCGTCGAAGTCAACGGTGAAGGTGTCGCCGGAACCCACTACGAGGCCCGAGCCGCGGTCGTAATAGCCGATCAGTTCGTCGTTCGCGGCGTCGGCGTTATAGAGCACCGCGTACCGGAATTCGGCCATCGATCCGCCACTTGCGGTAAAGACGCAATCGGCCAGTATCAGCTTGTAGACGCCGCCGGTCTGTGAAGAGCTGACCAGTGTCGCATCATTGCCGCCCGCCGCATAGCCGTTGCCCCCGGCAATCTCGGTGATGTCGCCGAGCTGCGTGTCGACAGCGGCGTCGGGCTCGTCGTTGGTGAGCGCGACCTTCAGTGTGTCGGTGCCGAGATTGTGGACACCGTGCGCGATGTCCTCGAAGAATTTCTCGAAGAAAATCATATTGGCCATAGCGGCTCACTCCTTTTCAGGTTCGGGTTTCGGAAACTTCGCCTTCACCGCCAGCACACGCGCCTCCATCGAGGCGCGCTCGGCGCCGCCTTTCCACAGCGCGTCGATCTGGTCGGCGATCGGCGGATATTCGGCGCGGCGCAGATGGCGATAGCTCTGCCCCACCGCGACGGTGATCCCGTCGCCCGAGGGCACGTAGTCGGGCGCGCAGGTCACCTTCAGCTCGGCGAGCTCGTAATCCGGATGCCAGAGCGTGACCGGGACGGCCTCGGGCCATGTCACGGTGAGCTCCAGTACCCCGGCATCGATCATGTGCGGATGCATCGCGACGATCGCCTTGGTTCCGGGCGGGATGCCGGCAATCCGGTTGGGGCTGACGGTCACGTCGAGGGTCTTCACTGCGCGGCCCTCGGATTGTCGGCGTGGAGAAAGCGGTATGGCCGGAAGATCGCCCCCGTCGCGGGAAGCGCGGGCGTCTGGATGCGATACCCGATGTCATAGACGTCGTCGGGCAGATCGCGGAACACATGTTCGAGCAGCACCGTCTTGCGGCTGAACTTCTGCGTCCCCGACGCATCGGCGGCGTTCCACACCTCGCCGATCGTGAACTTCTGCCCCGCCCCCTGCGGCGCCGATCCGCCCGAATAATAGACGGTCGCGTCGCTCTGCTGCCGTACCGCGAGGTCGGCGAGGAAATAATATTCATCGCCCTCGTCGGGGTCCGACACCTGCACCTGGTAATCGAGCAGCAGCCGCACCGTGAGCGTGCCGCCCGTGCAGTCGACCGCAAGGAAGAAGGAGCCGAACAGGTCGTTGGCCCCCATCGCGATCGTCCCGCCCTGCGTTTCGAAGGTGGCGAGGTTGATCGCGCCCGGCAGGATCGCGTCCTGCCCCACCGTGTCGGGACGCAGCGTGCCGTCGGGATAGAGCGCGAGGTCGACGAGGTCTGCCGTCGCATCCGCCTGCGCTGCCGCGGCATCGGCAACCACCGTCGTCGCCTCGATGGTGAGATCGTGACCGGAAATCGCCTGGATCAGCGGCGCGTTGAGCGGGTTATAGACCGTCGGCGCCGCTGCCTGCACCGCCGGGCTGTCCTCGGCGGTCCATGCATAGATCGCGGCATTCTCCTCGATCAGCACCATGCCGCAGGTGCCGTCCATGCGGATCACCTGCTCGGCGACGCGGAACAATTTGTTCGCGAAGGCGACCGGCGAAAAGGTCAGCCGCACGACGTCGCCGACTTGGCACCGCCATGCCGTATTCTTGAAATCGGCGCGGAACACGCCGGGATATCGCGCCCGTTGAAGCTCCTGCTTGGCGAGCCGCTGCGCCTGCCCCGGCGACTGGACGAAGGCGAGGTCGAAGGGGTGCGGGCGCTCGATCGCATCGGGGCTGGCGATGCGCTGCGCCGGATAATCGACCATCTGATAGAGCGAATTGTCCGACGGGTCGGTGTAGCGCCCGCGCACCTCGTTGAAGGCGATGTCGGCCGTCGCCTGCCAGTCGAAATCGTCGATGATGTCGTCGTCGGTGAAATCCGCCACCGGCGCCGCGAGATCATTGTGCAGCACCGACAGCGACAGCCGCCCGCCCGCGTCGCGTACCGAACCGGCGCAGGCTGCCGCCAGCGCCTCCAGCACCGCTGTCGCCGCATCGGCCTCGCTGACCACCCCCGCCGAACGATAGCGCTTCTCGCTTCCCCCGGCGGCCAGCGCGACCGCCTCGTCGCACAGGTTCGCGGCGGCGATGAAACTCGCCATGTCGATCCGCGCCGGCGGAATGCCGCGCCCGACCGCCAGCTTGCCCTCGATCCGCCAGCCGAGCAGATACCACAATATCTGCAAGGCGGTGTTGTTCCCGACGTCGTCGGACACCCATTCCCACGTCGACTGGTCGTCGGCGCGGTGGCTGCCCAATCCGCCGGGGACCGTGCTGTCGCGGCGCGGATCGTACATCGGCGCGCCCGCGCCGACGATTGTCAGGCGCTGCGGGATCGACGAGGCAAAGGGGCTTTCCTGTTTCTTCGAATTGCCCGTCGTCTTGAAGCGCAGATGGACATAGGCGCAGCCGGTCAGCCGCCGGCTCGCCCCCCATTTGGCCCCGCCATTGATCGCGATGGTATTGCCGGCATGGCCTTCATGCCGGATATTGACCGTCAGATATCCGGCATATTCACCCTGCGGCCCGCCATCGACGGTCCACGCCAGCTTGTCCTCGATCCAGATCGCGGTGATCGCCTCGACCTTGTGACTGGCGACGGCGACGATGCGGTCGAGATATTCCTGGTTGGCCCCGCTCCACTCCTCATAGCGGATATCGGTCGCCATCGCCGTGCGCCCAAGCACGATCTTGCGCGCAGCGCCGGGGTCGATCGTCGCGAACAGCCGCTCGCGCTGCGAATCGGGAACCTTCGGCTTCTTCGCCAGCGCGTAGCTGAGGACGTTCAGTCCGAGGACGATGCCGCTGGCGGCCAGCGACGAGACGCCCAGCCCGGCCGCGAGCAGCGAGGTGCCGCCGCTCGGGATGGCGAGCGCCACCGCCGCGACGATGCCGGCGATTTTGACGACCTTGCCCATCAGCCGATCCTCCAGGCGGCGGCGCAGTCACGCATCGGCACGCGCACCAGCCCCGAACGCCCGGCCGCCTCGCCGACGAACAGTGCGACGGCGCCGATGCAGACGCCGGGGTGGCCCCCGCGATCGCCATCGACGACGTGCAGGACGAGATCGCCGCGCCTCGCCATCGCCGGGGGAATGCGCTCGAACAGCGTGTCGGCCGCCGCCTCGGGCGAGGCCCAGCCGAGCGAGCGCAGATAGCGCGCCGCGCTCACCGCCCCGCAATATTTCCCGCGATGCCCGCGCGCCGGGTCGAAGCCCGTGAGCGCGCGGCAGACGCCTGCCGCGAACAGCATGCAGTCGTGGCTGCCCCAGCGGTGCGGCCGATCGCGGCAGCGCGCCAGATAAGCGGCCAGCCGATCTTCCCAGTCGGGGCGGCGTGTCAGCGGGGGGACATGCGCGGGCATCAGAAATGCGGCCCGAATCGACCGGGGACGAAAGGCTGCGCCGAGCGGTCGGCCAGCCCGGCGCCGCTGGTGCCGTTGGCGATCGCGATCGCGGCTTCCGCCGACAGGTCGCCGGGGTCGAAACTCGCCTGGTCCAGATAGCTGCGGTTCGAGGGTTCCGCGAAATTGGCGAGATAGCCCTCGATCGCCACCTCGATCACCTGACCCTCGACCGAGCCGCGGATGCCGCAGCGCAGCATCGTCCCCGTATAATAGGACCAGATGTTGCCGATGCGCGCGAACTGCGTATCGACCAGCATCACCCACAGCCGCGCGGTGCGGCCCTGCCAGCGCGAGCGGTCGCCGATGATGTTCAGAAGGTCGGTGTTCGGCCCGACCAGCCCCGCCAGCGTCGCGGTGACGGTTCCGGAGCCCTGATCGCGATGATGCACTTCGCTGACCGTCACCAGCTCGGGCGACACGGCATCGAAGGTGCGGCCGTCGAGATCGGCGTCGCCGGTCCCGGAAAATGTCACCGCATAGGGCGCGGTCGTCGCGCGCAACGGGTCGCCGAGGAAATCGAGCCAGCCGACATAGCAGGGATGCAGCACCGCCGCGCCAAGTGCTGCCGATGCCGCCGGGTTCGGGCCGCTCACCGGAAATCCTCCTCGGCGTCGAAGGCGAAGCCGTAGAGCTGCCCCGTCTCGACATCCCAGCCCGGCGCCGGGCTGGTGAGGGCAACGCGCGCATAGGGTTCGCGGATTTCGACCCCGCCGCCGCCCTGCGCCGTCGCGCGCAGCGGGGCGCGGAACTGCATCGTCCCGGTACCCGCGATGCTGGCGGTCAGCGGGGCGGTCAGCACCACCAGTTGCACCCCGCCGCCGACCAGCGGCACCGTCGCGCGCGCGCCGGTTCCCAGCACCGGCCCCGGCGCGAGCCCCGTCAGGTTGAGTGAACTGCCCGTCTGCCCGAACCCATTGACCACCGGGTTGACGGCGGCTGTCTGCGGCGCCTCCACGGCGCGCACAGGAAAATTGTTCATCACCCCATCGAGCGCGGCGAAGAAGGCGATCCACGGATTGGCGAACTCGGCGCGCACGATCGACGGGAACTCGCCCGACACCTGCCAGCGCGCTGCTCCGGGCAGCACGACGCCCTGGCTGTATCCGGTCCATTCGGATCGCACGCGCTGGCCGGGGCGCAGCAGGCGCCATTGCGCGCGCCGCAGCGGCAGCGGCGCCGGCGGGATGATCGTCGCCATCTGTACCTCGATTTCAGGGAAGGGGTTTCAGGGAAGGCGGGGCCGGCTCAGCGTCGCCAGCGTGGCGTTGCGCGCCGCTTCGGCGATGGGGCGGGCGGCAAGCGCTACCTCGCGGCGGATCATCGCTACCGTCTCGGCCGTCGCGCCCGGCGCGTTGATCGTGATCGGGATACTGACCTGCGGCGCGCCGCCGCCTGTCGGCACGCGCGGCACGATCGTCCCCGGCACGCGCGGGACGAACAGTTCGGGCCGCTTTTCTCCGACGAGATAGGCCTTGCCGGGCTCGACAGGCCCGCCGCCCGCGCGTGCACCGCCGAAGATGCTTCCGAACAGGCTGCCCAGCAGCCCGCTGCCCGACGAACCATCGCCGAAGATCGCGCCCGCCAGCGGCCCGATCAGGTGCTGGCGCAGCCCGATCTCGATCAGGTCGCCGATGATGTCGCCGAGCACCCCGTGCAGCCCCAGCGCGTTCCTAACGCTCTTCGACAGGCTGTCGTTCAACCGCTCCAGCCCATTCACCGCGACCGTCTCATAGGCATCGCCGAGGTTCGCGGCCTCCTTCGACAGCGCGGCAAGATAGCGCTCGCCGGGACTCATATGGTCGTTGGCCGCCTGCTTGCGCCGCCCCGCCTCGATGCGGTCGAGCGAATCCAGCGCCATCTTCGCCGCGCGCTTCTCATAGGCCTCGGCGGTCGAATCTTCGGCGGCGATCGCTTCCAGCTTCGCGCGCTGGTGCGCGATGTCGAGGTCGATCATCGCCTCCGCCAGCCGCGCGCGTTCCTTGTTGCTGTCGGTCAAATCATATTGGATGCGCAGCAGTTCGGCCTGCGCGTCATGCTCGGCATCGGCATCCGCCGCCGCCTCGCGTTCCTCGTCGCGGCGGAGGTCGCGGTGACGCAGGCGCCCCAGCGGGCTGGCGGCCGCAGTCGATACGATCGTCCCGTCGGCGTCGGATTCGGTAACGCCGTACAGCTTTTGCAGGGCTGCGACCTGCTCTTTCTTCTGCGCGGCGTCGAACTGCTTGTCGGCCTTAATCTTCGCCGCTCGCTGCTTATATTCATCGACGAACAGGTCATAGGCGAAGTCGGCGCGGTCGGCGGCATTGTCGGCCAGATCCATCTGCGCGCGGAGTTCCTCCTCGCGAAAGCGCGCCATTTCCTGTTCGTGACGCTCGGCGATCTCGGGCGCCGAGGGGCCGGAACGGCCTTTTTTCTGATTGCCGGCTCCGTCGCCTTTGCCGGATGGCGGCGCGGGCGGTTTCCTGTCGCCCGTGAACAGATCGGGGCGCAGTTTGATGGCCTCTTGCGCGGCATCGGTCTTGTTCTGAAGGCGCTTTTCATCGGCGATCTGCTGCTCAAGCGCGGCTATTTTCCGGTCATCTTGATCGCGGAATGTGTTTCCGAACCGGGCAATGTTTACGTCGCGGGTGCCTCTCGCGTCTCGAAGCTCGCGCTCGGCTTGCACCTGACGGGTTCGCGATGCGTTCCCGATCGCCGCTTGCGTTTTGAGAAGCTCGATCGTGGCGAGGCTGGCGTTCGTCGCCAGCTTGTGCGCCTCGACCGACGCCCTGTTATAGCTGTCCGCAAGCGTGTCGACCTTGCCCGCGGCGACGGCGCTGATCCGGCCGAGTTCTTCGGTGGAGACGCCCGCTTCTTTCAGCTTCGCATGATAGTCGGCGAGGGTGGTCTCCGCTTCGTCCAGCGCCTTGTCCAGTTCCTCCTGACGCCTTTGCGCGGCGCCGGCGGCATCATGCAGATAATAAAGAGCCGCGCCCAGCGCGAGGATTACGCCCGTGACGATGGTCGCGGTGCCCAGCCCGCGCAGCGCGAAGGTGAGCGCCTCGGCGGTGGTCGCCGCGCCCGCCATCCGCGCCTGCAACGCGAGCATGGCGTTCGACGTCATCAGCGACCTCGCCGCCGCCGCGCCCGCTCCGACGACATAGCGCGTGCCCAGCGCGATCGTCAGCAGCGTCACCACATTCATCGCCGTGTCGATATTCTGTGTCACGAACATGATCGCATCGACCAGGCGGCTCGTCGCGCCGCTCGCATCGTCCGCCGCGCCGATATAGACGGTCAACGCGTTGCGCAGTTGCTGCATCGCCTCGTCGAAGGTGACGGGAAGCTCGCGGAACTCGGCGTCGATCGACGCGGTGAACTTGCGGTCGGTCAGCGCGGTGATCAGCTTGTCGCCCGACAGCTAGCCTTCCTTGCCCATGTCGCGCAGCGCGCCGATCGTCACGCCCAGCGAATCGGCGATCAGCTTCGCGAGGCGCGGCGCATTTTCCAGCACCGAGTTCAGTTCCTCGCCGCGCAGCGCGCCGCTCTGTATGCCCTGAAGAAACTGCCGCAGCCCGCCCGCCGCCTCGGCGGCGGTCGCGCCGGAGATGTGGAACGCCTTCGACACCGTCTCGGTCGCGCGCGCCGATTGTTCCTGGCTGATCCCCAGCTCGACAGCATTGCGCTGGAACGTCGCGTAAAGGTCCGCCGTCGCCTCCAGGCTGCTGAGCGTCTCGTCCGCGATCCGCCGCACGTCGGCCTGCGCCCGCGCGAAATTGCCGCTCGCCTGCGTCGCGAGCTTCAGCCGCGCGTCGATCTGCTTCACCGTGTCGGCCAGGCGGATGAACTCGCGCGCCGACAGCCCCCCGGCGGCCGCCACGACCATTCGCCGCACCGCCGCCTGAGCCCCGTCCGCCGCCCGCCCGACGCCGGTCAGGCCAATCCCCATACGGCCGAAGCTCCGGTCGGCCTCGGCGGTCTTGCGCGCGACGAACCGTTCGAAGTCGCTGATCTTCTTCTCGCCCTTGTCCAGCTCCTTGCGCAGCAGCTCGACCGAGGCGTCGATCTGGAGCATCAATGTCTTGACGTCATTGTCGGCCATGACGGCTCCCGTGAATGGGGCGGCTCAACGGCCGCCCGGCTGGTCATCTTCGGCTATGTTCGCCAGCTTCCACGCCTCGTAGGCGCTCCAGAACTCATGCGGCGTCGCACACCAGAACACCGCCGGAGTCCATCCCAGCAGCGCCGTGGCGATTCCGGCTATTCTGCGGCGGGGATGGACTCCGTCGTCGTCTCCGTCGTCCCCGCCGCCCCCGCTTCCCCCGGCTTGTGGCCCCCGGTCAGCGCCATCGCGAGCAACAGCGACACGCGCGGGCGCGCCGCGATCACCCCGGCGTCATAGATCAGCTCGGCGACCCGGTCGGCCTTCCACGCCGCCAGATCGCCGCGCCCCTCCGCGCGGCCATATGCGCGCACGCATTCGGTGACGACGACCGCCATCTCGCGCAGGCCCATCTTGCCGTCGTCGGCGGCGACCGCCAGTTCGAGCAGCGCCTTGCCCGTCTGATCCTCGATCGCGGTGATCGCTTCATAGCTCGGGCGCAGGACATAATCGGCGCCATCGAGCGTGATCTCGATTTCGCCGCGCAGCCTGTTCGCCGTCATGCGCCGGGGTCCGTCGGCTTGGGCGATGGCGCAGGCGTCGGCGTGGGCGTGGGCGTCGGCGCGGGCGCTTCCTCGCCTTCGTACATCGCCCGTACCTGCGCCGCGACGCCCGCCACCCCGTCCGCGGCGATCGCCTCGGCGAGCGCGAGCGCGTCGGGACGATCCTTTTCGGGCAGGAACGGGATCAGCGCCTGCGCGACATGCCCCGCCAGCGGCGTACCGGCCAGCAGCGACGCCATGTCCGCCGCGTCAAGGCCGGTCGAGGCGATCAACTGCGCGTCAAGATCGCGCGGACGGCGCGGCGAATAGCTCGAATCTCCGATCTTCATCGGTCTTTCTCCTGATTGTAAAGGGGGGCAGGCCCAAAGGATTAGGCGAGGGCGTCGGTCGTCGGCGCGGCGGCTGCGGAAAGCTGGAACGTCGCCTTGACCACGTCGTTCTTGCTCATGTCCTGACTGAAATTCAGGATGTAGAAGGAGCCGGCCAGCACCACGTCGCCGGGGCTGACGCCCGTCGACCCGCCCTTGCGGATCTGGAAGTTCACCGGGTTCGATCCGTTCTGCAACGTCTCCAACCGCGTATAGCCGTTGGCGTCGGGCAGGTTCGGATAGACTTCGCAGTCGACCGTCAGCGTCTTCAGCCCCGCCGCCTGCGTCCCGTATGGGAAATCATCCTTGGTCGAGGTGTCGATCGGTTGCCCCGACCGGTTGACGCTCAGCGTCGTCTGTCCGAGCACCTGATTATAGGTGCTGGGCGTGGAACTTTCGATCCACAGGCGATAGGCGTTGCCTAGCAGTTTAGCCATAACATCACTCCATTATTATCCTGCCGCCGCAGGACGGGTTAGGGACAGGGTCGGTCGAAGGAGGCCGCTGCCTGAGCGGGCCGGGGAATTCAGGTCTTGAGCGCGAACACCATGAAGCGCGCCGTTCCGAGATAGGTCTCGCCGTCGGGCATCAGCGCCACATCGGCGCTTTCCTTCGCCGGCGATATTGCCCAGCCGGTGACGGTCAGCGTCTTGCCGTCGAGCGCGGCGATGATCTTCGCCTGCTCGGTGAGCACGGGGCCTCGCGCTTCGCCCTGGAACACCGTCAGCACCGACAGTTCGATCCGCTCGTCGGGATCGTCCTTCGCGCCGACCGGCTCGCCGGTCATGTCGCCGATGATGTTCACCGGCGGCGGCGTATCCTGCGGGACGTGCTGATGCACGGGCCAGGCGAGCCCCGCGGCGGTTAGCGCGGTATAGACCGCCGCCTCCGCCGCGTTCTGCGCTTCACTCATTTCCGCCTCCCGCGCCCGCCGAAGCCTTGCGCAGCACGCGGTTCCAGATGCCCTTTAGGCGCTGGTTCAACGCCTTACGAAGGTCCGGCATCGCGCCGGTGACGAAGTGCTGCGCCGGATAGGCGCGCACGCGCACCAAGTAGTTCGAAATTGCGCCACCCGGAGACCGGCGCGACGCCTTTGAGGTCTGCGCCTTGCGCCCGTAATTTAGGATCCAGCCATAGAACAGCTTCGCCCGTCCGCGCTTGGTTCCGAGCAGGCCGACTTGCAACTTGAGCGTCCGGGGCAGTACCTTCCACTTGATCCCTGCTTGCAGGGCACCGGTCTTGCGCGGCGCGCGGCCCTGCATCTGGCGCGCGATCTTCGGCCCTGCGTCCTGCAATACGTGCGCCATCTCGGCACGCATCGTGACCGGGATATTACGTATCAGCCGGCGGACGCTTCTCGCGCCCTTCAGCCGCGATCGCCACCGAGCCATCAGACCACCGCCCCGCTCTCGCACATCAGCAGCGTGAACATGCGCGGATCGTCAGGCAGCGGCATGGCGGCCTTGATGTCGAGCGTCAGGGCACCCCAGACCAGCCGGTGTTTCGGCGTGATATCGGGGCGGCGGCGGATGACGACGCGCCATTGCTGGACGCTGCGCAGCACTCCGGCCTGCATCGCCTCGCTGCCCGAAAGCCCGCGGATATTCGCCCAGGCGTTGCCCGCCGCGCCCGTCAGTTTCGTCCAGCTGGTCGTGTAGCCGCCCTGTCCGTTCGCGGTTCGGGTTTCCTGTTCGATGGCGACGCGCTGGTCGAGATCTCCGAGCCGCATCACACCACCCGTGTGCGCCAGGGGTTGATCAACGCATCTACCGCGAACTCGATGGCCTTCGATACGCCGCCTGCGAACACTGCCTCGCGGTTCATATCCCAATGCCCGATCAGCATCAGCATCGCGTGGACGAGGTCACCGGGAACCTCACCCTCATCGTCCCACCCGGCACTCCATGTGACGATCACCGCCGAGGGGCGGGATACCGTCACGGGCCAGCTCCGTCCCGGCGCGGGAACGATCATTGTCGGCATACTGACCGAGTCGACGATGTAATCGCCGTCATCAAGCGTCTGGAGGTCGCCGGCCGTATCGCGATATTCGACGTCGTCAACGTCGAGATCGGCGCCACCACTGATCCAGATGCCGGCGCGGGGAAATCCATAGAGATGCGTCTGGCGGGTCTGCCGCATGACGGGGTAGCCGAGCGCGCCCTCGACATAACGGTGTGCCGCAGCGATGAACCCGGTCAACTGACCGTCCCGGCTCGTGTCGCCGGCCTCCACCGCCAGCTGCGCGCGCGCCTGCGTCAGTGTGACCGGCTCGACCGTCGGCGGCTCGGTGACGATGGTTCCCTGCGTCAGACCCTGATCATCGATCATGACGACCTCGCGATTTTCGAGAGCAGGGGGTAGAAGTCACAGCGAAACTGCGATCCATCCGCACAGGTCAAGGTCAGAAGCCCTTCGTCGTCGACATCGAGACCGACAACGGCGGGGCCGGGTGGCCCCTGCTCACCTTTTTCTCCTCTCTCACCCTTTTCGCCCCGCTTTCCCTGCTGGCAGAGCAACTTCCAGTCCGGGCCGGGGCAGGGGCCGGGGTCATTCTTCGTGGCGACGAACGAGCAGCCGTTCAGCGCCACGATGTCGAGCCACTGATAGGTGTCGCCCGCCTTCCACAGGCCGCGCGGATTGAGCGAGGCGCCTGCTTTCCCGTCGAGGCCGCGAGCGGCGATGCAGGTCCAGTCGTCGCCACCGGGTTCGTCGGCTGTGTCCTTGCGAGCCTGCCATGTCGCTCCATTATGCGCCCGGATGTCGCCCTCGTAGTGGACGCCGGGCACCCACGGCTCAACGCTTCCCAGCTTTCCGGGGGGGCCTGGTTCACCCTTTTCGCCGGGCTCACCATTCTCGCCAGCCGGGCCGGCGGGGAGTTCGACCTCGAAGGTCGACCGGGTGTCGCCAACCGTAAAGGCGAACTCGACCGTCGCGCCGTCCTGAACGACCTCGATGTTCTCGACGTCCTTGCCGGCGGGGCCGGGCAGGCCATCGGCTCCATCGCGACCGGGTGCGCCGTCTTTCCCGTCGACGCCGTCGCGACCGGGCTCACCGTCCTCGCCGTCGACACCGGGAGGTCCGTCTTTGCCGTCCTGCCCCGGCGGGCCTTCGGGAATCTCAACCTCGAAAATCGTGCGGCGATCCGCGACATGGAATTCAAATTCAACCGTTGCTCCATCCTGCCGGACGATGATGTCATCGACGTCGTGGCCATCACGGCCATCTTCCCCGTCGACACCATCCTTGCCATCCACACCGTCACGACCAGGCGCACCATCGGCACCGTCAGCCCCGTCCGTGAGTGTCGAAAGACGATCGGCCAGCTGCCGTTCTAACGAGGCGACAGCGACCAGCCGTGCTTCCAGTTCGGCCAGCGTGGCGCGATGTTCGGCAACCTGAAGCTCGCGTTCTCGCCTTGCCTCGCGACGGAGCGAAGCGATTTCCCGGGCGACCGCGTGGGCCGCAGCGTCAGTGAACGCTTTCAAAGGTGACCGTGAGGTCATCGATTTGCCGGAGGTGTTCGTCAAATCCGCGCTCATCTTGATCCTCATCCAAAAGGTCAGGCGCTGGCTTCGCAGGCGCGGGCTGGGGCGGTCTCATGTCGGTGCCGTAACTGAGCGGAACGACCTGCTGCTGGACGCGAGGCATCTTGCCGTGGCCGCCAGGGACCTCGGGCAAATCTTCCTCTGCCCGTGCTTCGTCGGGGCTGTAGATGCCGCTGATCACTCCGCGCGCCAGGCCCTCCATGCGCTCCCTGTAGGCGCTGCGGAGCAGGGCTTTCGTGTTGAGTTCCAGATATTCGTCCGGCATGCCCTTGAGACCGAACAGGAGTCCAAAGGCCTCCTCGATGTGGTTCAGGACAAAGCCGAGGCCGCTCGCGATCCACGATTGCATCAGGGATTCGGTCGAGGCGAAAGGCGTGCCGCCGACGCCAAGAATTTGAAGCGGCATCCTGAATGCCAGAGCGACATTCTGATCTGCCATCTTGAGCATCTCGGCAAGTTGCGCATCAACGGCGTTGACTGCGACAGGCTTCGCTTTCAGGCCCCATGTCAGGATCGGCGTGCCGCCGGCTCCTTCACCTCGCGTCTGTTCGTCCCAATGCTTGCGGAGTTCCCGGGTTTGTTCCGGCGTCAGTTTTTCATCGGTCTCCAGCATGAAACTCGGACGAGCCTGGTTGAGATAGAAGGCTACTTGCTGATTGAGCGCCGCGCCGGCCATTGCCCGGTCGAGGACCGTGGCGAGGATCGGGCTCTCGCCTCTAAGCGGGTGACGCGGCGTGTGCAGCCGAACGTGGAGAACGTCGCGCGCCGGGATCGGGGCGCCAAGGTCGAACCGCTGCTCGACGATCGGGTTTCCGCCGATCGAATAGAAGATTGAGCCATCGAATGCGATA